CATCGCGCCGATTGCCTCCGCGGCCTCGTCGTTGATGATCCCGGGAGCCAAGCGGAACCAGATCACGCCGTCATTGTCCTTGCCGTTGGTCACAACACCTGCGAGCACCGCCGTCGGAGTCTCGGTGAACTCCTTCTTGGCGGCGTCCCAGTAGATCTTGGTGCCTACGGCGAAGTCCTGGGTCTTGTTGATCTGGCTGGTCTCATACTCGCCAGGCTCGATGTTGAGGATGAGGCTCTTGGTCTCACCCGCGCCGGTTACGACCTTCTGGACCGCCAATCCGAGAAACCCGTCGAGCAGCACGAAAGCGCCCTGCTCCACCGTGGTGTTCTCGGGCACGGTTACCCGAACCGACTTGCCGTCACTTACCTTGCGTCCCATAATTGCGTCACCTCCAAATCCTTATATGGCCTGCCGCTTCGTGCGCAGGCCAGTGGGCTGCTGAGGCCCGCCACTGCCGCCTGTCGGCACCGGCTGGTCCGTGTAGAGCTTGCTGAGCGCCGCCTTGAGCTTCTCGTCTCCGAGCAGCTTGTCGATCTCGCCAGCCACCTGCTCCTTCGTGGCGCCGGTCGGCACTACAAGCATGCGCCGCACCAGATCCTGCGCCATCTCGCCCTTGACCTTCTCGGCCAGGGCTTCGCTCACCATAGCGTCATGGGCGGCCTTGGCCTGAGCGGCTATGGCTCCGGCGGCCGCCGTGGCCGCCTGGACCACGTCCATCTCCCCGGACACTCCCAGCGCCTCGCGCACCTGCGCCAGCACCGCCTGAGAATCCATGGCGGCCTTGACCTCAGCCATCTCTCCGGCCACCAGCTGAGCGTTGATGCCCATCTCTCCCAGCACCTGCCCCAGCGTGACCTCCTTGTTGTCGAGCCTGCTCTTGAGCTGGGCAACGAGTTCTCTCCAAGTCATCTTAGGTTCACCTCCGGTATCCGTTTCGCCCGTTACGGGCACGTAGCTCCTGACTTCCCGGACCTCTGTCTTCTCCCCGAGCTGCACCTTGTCGTCGACGACGCCGTATGGGATCTTCCACAACTTGATGCCATCTGTCTTTGTGTCTTCCTCGATAATCGCGTAGGAGTCATAGACCCGCTGCACCCAGGCTGTATCGCCCATGGTTGCCCGGGCCGCCGCCCGTATGGCCTCTCGCAGCTCCTCGTGGCTGCCGTCGAGTTCGCCCGTGGGGTCATCCATCTCGCCCAGCGCGACTATGGCCGTGGGCATCCCTGCCCTCCCCAGCGGCGTCCAGTCGATGCTGAGAGGCTTATACCCGACCACGTGCGTCTCCCCGCTAACCTGCTGCAACTTCGGGATGCCGAAGATGCTCACCGTCTTGACCGCTCCTGCCTTGAGCCATCTCTTGAGGTTGCCGGCGGCTTGGTCGACTACGCCGCGGAAGTAGGCGATGCCCTTGCCGATGACCTTCCCTTGCGCGTCCTTGATCTCGGCGTTCTCATCGAACTTCGCCCCTACCCAGTGCGTCACCGGCGTGGGGAACTCGGATTCGACGTTCTCGGGCTTCTGGTGCCCCAGGAATCCCGGCAGGCCCTGGCTCATAGTCACATCGACGATGTTCTTCAGGGACTCGGATGTGTAGCGCCAACCCCGACGACTCTTCGTGGCCGGCACGGCCACCACCGTCTCAAGGGGCTCGGGGTCTCCGGCCTTGAGCGCGGCGACATCAATGCCGGGGTTCAGCGGGATCTCGCTCACCGCCATCTCGCCGCAGACATAGCCGGCGATGGGGACCGCCTCACCGCTCGCCTCGGTCATCTCGCCGATTGCTTGCCTCCACTCATCGAACTTCAATCTGTCACCTCCCTCCAGACATGAAAAACCGCCTCGGGGTCACCCCCTGGCGGTTGGTCTCTATTCGGTTGCGCCCGGTTACTCTGCCCTGTTCACCGCATCCAGCCCGGCCTTGAAGTGGTTCACCTTGCGCTGCAGGCACCCGATGTGCCTCTTGGTCAGTTCGCCGCACCTCTGCCGTTCCCCGTTGCGCTGGCGTTGGCGGTTGACCTGAGTCCCGAGGCCCCGGATCGCTGAGTTCGTCCTGCACACGATGTATTCACGGCCGCAGTGAGCGCAGGTGAAGAACGTGGTCTCGATGTCGCCATTCCGGCGGGTTTGCGTCATCACCGCGAAAGCCTTGCCACACTCATCGCACCTAGCGTCCATCCCGACGTTCCCTCGCCTTTATCGCATCGTGTCGCTCCTGCAGGATCTTGACTGTGCCCCTCGCTTCTACGGCCAGGCGCTCCAGGTTTCGCAGTCCACGGATCTGCTTGAGACTCAGCTTGCCAAGGCTCTCAGCCGCACGGAGCATGGATAGATTCGAACCCAATTGGGCGAAGTAAGTGAGCTTGCCATCGCGACGGTAACTCGGCATCTCATCCCATACCGCTGTGCACTCCACTACCCAATCCATCAGGCGGTATGTGGCCCGGATCCACATGTCGTAATGGAGGTAGTGCACAGCGCTCATGGCGCGACGCTGACACGCTGGAACCTGATACCGTTATCTCCGGCGAATGGCTTGGTGTGGTCGTTCAGCCCACGCCAGATTTCCAGCGGGATGCCGTCCGGAAAAGCCGCGCACGTCCTGCTGCGTAGGTCAGGATCCATGTGAGCACAGAACACGCACACCGGGCTATAGACCGGGGTGTTATGCCCTTTATCGATTGTGAAACGCTCACCATTGCGTTCGGACATAGGCGAAGCCGACCTCCTTCGCTACACGGGTCCATATCTCGTGCCAGTGCTGCTGTTCCGCCTGGGTCACAGTCATAGAACCGTTCAGTATGGCCGCCCTGAACTCCCTCATGACATCCGCCTCGTGCCTCCTGTACGAAGGCCGAATCGCAGAGTCCCAGAACTGCTCTGACCAGCCTAAGACCGGCCTCGATGCGCTATGACGATAAGTCTTGCCAACAGCCCTGATTTCGGCCATATCGTACTTTGCAGCTAGGTGTATGTCTTCTGGCGAAAACGAACCCCCAGCGGTTGGATGGTTATGTGTGAGAACGGCATCCTTCATTAGGGCCAGTTCACTGGCATCGAAGCTGACCGAACCCTTGCCGCCGTCCTTTTCGAGAAGCACGGTCCCGGCAGCATCAAACACGTATGCACGCTCATGCGGCAGGTTTGCGATCAGCTTCTCCTTCTCGACGATTGCCTGCTCCAACGTGGGTGGTTCCGGCTGCGGTCCCGGCCCTGTCGCTGACGGTTGGGCTGCACCCTTTCCCGAGTACACCTCATTATACCACTTTTCAAGTTCTGGTTGACTGCCTGGGTCGTCGAGCCATTCTTTCAGCCGGTCGACGAATTCCTGCGTGTTCTCGGCAAGCGGGCTAGCTACACAAAGACACTGCGGATGCGGGAGCGGCGGCTCATCCCCCGCCGGGTATCCCCCGGGACCCAGGCCATACATGTCCGCGCTAGCTAGATCGTCGCACACGTCGGGCAGCGGATGACTAGAAGAGAGCAACCAGCGCACGCCCTTATATGCGGGGTTCGTCTTGCCTGCCGCATACGTGCCCTCCAGGAACGCCATGCTCATCTCGGTGCGCGCGAGGCGCAGAGCCTCGTACGTGATGTCCTTCGGCACCCGCCTGCCTATGCGCGCCATCATGCCGGGGTAGTCACCGGCCATCGTGGCCGCACCCTGTTTGACGTACTGTTGGAGATCACGAGCCACCTTGACGGCGTCTCGCCCGCGGGCCACGCCATCCAGGATGATACTCCGCATGTTCTCGCGCGCGTTGTCCGAGGTCTGCCAGATCCGGTCCGACAGCTTCATGCCGTTCTTGGTGCGCGCCCATATGGCTTCGACGGCCGCGGTATTTACGCTGCCGAAGGCGCGTTGCACGCGCGCCGCGTCGAGGCCGACCCCGGCGGCCTGCAGCGCGCCGGTCATATGCGTCTGCAGGGCCCTAGCCCCAAGGCCGACGGCCTGTGACAGGTCGCCGCGGAGCCTGGCCTCCAGAGCCTGCCGGATGCCCTCCGCCTCACGTGTCAAGCTCTTCTCGAGCGCCCGCAGATGGTTCCGTGTCAGATCGCTGGCGCCCGGTGCAAGCCGCGCAAGGTCTTTCGCCACATTGGCGGCCGCGTCGACGTAGACCTGCCGTATGGCCGGCTCCTGGCGGAGCCTGAGCGAGAGGAACTCGCTTCTCGCCTCTAGGATGTAGCGCGCGAACGCCGCATCGTTGTCGGTCCGAATCTTCAGGATGTTGCGCCACAGCTGCTGACCAAACGTCGCCATGATCAGTCACCCGCGTTCTTGGTCGCGCCATCGGCCTCCCGAAGGGCCCTATCGATTGCCGCCAGCTCCTCCTGGTTCGCTGCCGCATCCTCCAGCCTGGCCATGAGGATCCTGTCTTTGATGATCCGCTCGCGCTCTCCCGGCGTATCAGGATCGTCAGAGATCCACTCAGACATGGTGTCGATGTAGCGGCCCAAGAACATGGCGGCGGCCTCCGTCGAAAGGAACTGGCCCAGCACACCGGTGTTCAGTGCCTGCGCAGTCTTCCACAGCGCGTCGGCGACCTCTCCCTCACTCCTCGGGTCAATAGGATCCCATAGCACCGTGGTAGCGTAGGTGCTAAACGCCTTGTTCTCCCCCGCGGCCGTCATAGCCAGCGCCATGCGCGCGAGCATCTGCCAGGACTCAGTGAACTGCTCGCGCTTGCGCGCCACCCGGCGAATGAGAATTGGCATCTGCTCCTTGACCGAACTGAGCGAGCTCGGGGTATGCACGCCGAACGCGAACTCAGGAGTCTCCGACACATCAACGATGCAGTAATACAGTAGCTTGAGAAGCGCAACTGCGTCTCCGATGGCCGAACGCACCTCGACGAACCCTGCATCCTCCTCGTCCTGAAGGATCAGGAGCTCGCGCCCATCCAGGTTGATGGAGCCGCCCTCAGCCGCGAACTTCGCGACGTCCGAGACACCGAAGTTGTGAAGCAGGAAACCGCCGACGTCCTTTAGTCGCAGCTTGAGCCTCGGCGTCGAGTGCATCTTGCTCCCGTTGATCGCGTGCAGCATCACGTCGTGGTACGCCTTGATGAACGGCTCAATCGGCTCGATGTCCGACTTGCCGAATGCCGCCGTGACGCTTGCTTCGTTGCGGAAGTGCACGATGGGGATGAACCCCCACGGGTTAGGCTGCTCGCCGATCTGGATGTCCGGAGGCGTATCGCCCTCGACTGTGATTGACCTAACGTCGCGGCGTATGCGCTGGATGACCGTGCATCGGCGCTGGTTGCCGCTAGCATCGACCCAGGCGTGTTCTGATTTGAGCACATACTCGCGCGCCGATCCGGTGATTGGGTCGCGGCTGACGGCTGCGACCTGCTCCGGCGGGAGGATGTTGAACACCAGACGCGCCCCATTGGTCTCGGGGTACAGATCGGCGTCCTCGTCCTCCTCGCGTGTGAGCATCACGTAGGCGTCGCCCTCACGGAGTGCGCCTGCATGCACCTGCTGCATGCGGCTGACATTGTCGCCGAAGAACCCATCGAGAACAGCCTGCGCCTCGGGATCCTCGGAACGAAACCGCGGCACACCCATAAACGCCACCGTCGTGTTCACGACCGGCTTTGCGAACGCGCCACCGAGCTTGTAGGCATCGGCAGTGTTGGCGTAGAGTTCGCGTGCCAGCGCATAGTCGACATGGCTGGAGTCCAGCCTGTAGCCTCCTCCGAGACGCCCGGCCTTGACCGACCAGCCCGTGACGGTGGTGCGCAGTCTCGAAATCTCGCCGACGGCCCTCTTGAGCCAGCTCGACTTCGGTGTTCTTGCCATCACGGTTACCTCCCGTAGACTTTGAGATTGCGCAGCACTTCAAGCGCAACGAGATCCTGCCTAGTGGATGGCGCGAACGCCAACACAACAGCATCGCCCCGGTCCGGTGATCGGCCGAGACGCTTCTTGATCTCGTCCTTTGACTCCAGCTGCATGCGCCCGCGACTGTCCAACCGATACTTGACGTTGGTCAGGTCGACGAGGAGCTCGTCATCGGGCGGCAGCGCTATCGGGTTCGGGTTCGCGCGTGGGTTCGGGTTGAGCAGCTCTCGCAAGTTCCACCAGAGCTCCGTCCGAAGATTCGTGAAGCGTTCGGGCTCAACAGGAGCGCTCGCCACGTTCACGCCGACTGCCGGGCACTTCAGCTCCCGAAGCCTATCCACCACTCCGGCACCGATACCGATCTCGTCGACCTTGACCGTCGAAGCGCCGGTCTCTCGTTGGGCCGCCATGATCAAGCCAGCGGTCTCCATGGTGTCCTTCTGCGAATGCACGAGTAGAGGATCTACTCGGCGACCGCGCCTGGTCGCGATGACGGTGGCGTCCCGACCGAATC